GGTGAATAGTATAAATTTCTATAACCTCTATCTATTAATTGTTGTATTACAGCCCATCCAATGTTAGCATTTTCAACTACAAGTAAAGCATCATTGTATTCGGTAGCTATAGCATATAGTAAATTACCATAATCTTTGGTTTGGATTTGTGCCTTATATTCGGCAACTTGTGTAGCTTCTTCTATATCAAACACATGGAATGCAGAATAGTCATTTCCATCACCACGAGCAACATCAGCTACTACCATGTAATCCCTAGAATAGTCTGGGATTTGCCATACCCATAAGTTACCATCTATACCTCTACGTTCAACTGGTTCTTGTAAATAAGTTTTTTCGTAAAAGTTTAAAATATCGGGTTCAATTACAGTGTCCCCTGAGGTGCTAAAGTCACAGTCACATTCCTGTGCTGCCATTCTATTACCTAATATAACATCTTGTTCATCTCTCCAAGTTTGGTTACGCTCTGGATGTACAGTCCATGGCAACCGGATTGGTAAAAATGTATTTTCTCTTGCTTCTGCTTTAACCCATGTTGAATGGAACCAGTTACCTGTACCATAAGGTGTAGATAAAGCGATACATCCACCCCCAGTGGCTAGTGTTTGTTGAGCTGAGGCGAATATCTCATCAATTCCATCGATAAATGCTGCCTCATCAATTAATAGCAAAGATACTGCTTCTGATCGTCCAGCATCTGAACTTGCTGCTGTGGCTTTAATTTGAGATCCATTTGCTAACCTCAACGATAATTTATTGTGTTCAACTGTTTTAATCCTCAGCCATGACGGTAATTGATCATAGGCAAATCGTACCTTAGTTACCATGTTTTTGGCTGTTTCTTGCTTGGTTGCAATACACAGTACGTTTCTATCTTTTTGAAACAACATCATCCACAAAGCATATGCAGAACATAATGTTGATATACCTAACTGACGAGATTTATTGATAACAATATAGTCCTCTTTATACATGTGCATAAGGACTTTTTCTTGGAAAGGATATAAGTTAAATTTAATTCTACCCCGTTGTGGGTGTTGAATCGTATAATATTTTTTCATAAAATATACCGGGTCTTGGGCACATTTTATAAATTCCTGTTTTATTATACTTTTTAAATTTTCGGCCATCTAATTGATCAGAGCAGCGGCCGCTATAGCTACAACAATACCAGCACCACCCATTAATTTAGTTCGAATTTTTTGTTTTTTAAGGTCTTTTTGTAACCTTTTACTTAATTCTTGTTGGGTTGAAAATTGTTGATCTTTTTCTTCAATAATAGATTGATAATTTAAAACCTGTGTTTTTAGATTTGCAACTAATTCACCTTGAGTGTTTAGTTTACCATTAGTTTCTGTAAGGATTATTTGCATAGTCTCCATTTCTTGAGATAGACCATCAAATTGAATTAGATCCTTTATTACTAGCTTAGCTACTGGCTTAGTTAATTGAATCTGTGTGCTGTCTGTAACGCTTTGCGAAAAACTGTTCCAGCTCATCATCACCGAAAAGATCAACAGCATCAAGTTGAGCTTTTGTTTCTTTTTTGATAACATAAATTCTGGTGTTTAATTGTTTAATTTTCTTATCTGATTCCTCGATAGCAAATTCTAATGAATCTGCTTCAAGTTCTAAAGCAGTATTCTTTTGATGAAGAGAATCTACTTTTTGTTCTAATGCTTCTATTTTAGCATTATAGTTTTGTGTATAATCCTCATCTCCTGTAAAAAATACTACATATAACAGTGAAATAATTACAACTGCTAAAATTATATTTAGTATACTAGATTTTGACACCTTTCAATTTTTCGTATGCTTTCTTAGCTGCCTGGAATTCAGGAGTTAATTTTTTAAGCATGTTTTTTTGCTGTTTCTTTATTAGCAGGTGATTCAGATGTTTTATAAAGCTCAAGATGTGTTTTCATTTGATCTTGAAGTCGTTGAAAATCTTTAATTATTTTATCTTGTTTAGATGCTTTAGCTTGAACTGTTTTATCTACAGTAGCTGTACTTTCGTCACCTGGAATTTCCAATTCAATATCATCTGCTTCTAGCTCATCTTGTTCAGATACATCTGCAGGGTTAACTACAACATTTGCAATTCTATCTATATGACCAGGGATATATGCTTTAACTTCATCTTCTAAATCGAGATTACTTGCTTGCATATATATTTCATTCTCTAATCTTTGAGCTTGATCTAAATATGATTTATCTACTTCACCATATCCTAAAGCTTTTTTCTCCATGTTGAAAAGAGCATCATGTAGTTTAGCCATTGCTATAACTGATGCTTCTTCTTTAGCTGAAGGGACACCATCTGTATATTCTCCTGCTTTTATATTTTTAAATAGAGTTACAGCGCCTGGGCACATATCAAAATGTTGGGTTTGATATCCGTATACATTTATTTCACCAGTACCTTCATTAAAGGCATCCTCGTGTAATATTGTATTTTTCCAATTGCGAATACTAAAATTATCTTGCATGATAGTATATTTTATTATAAATATTTAAAATTGAATTACTCCCAATATTTGCTCAATGCGCTCAACTGTTGTGCCTTTTATAATATTGACATTTTTACATCTATGTCCATACTTATTCATTGCTCTAATAATAGCAGTATCAATAGCTTTTCTATATTCTAAATCAGTTTCTCTAATACCATTATCTTCCATCTCAACACCTTCAGGAGAAACATAAAATATATAATCATAATCACCTACAAACAAACCAGCATAATCTTCAAAATACTCTTTATCCTTATTATCAATTGATTTAGCTAAATTTGTAAATGCTATAACATCTAATATAGTTCTATCAGTTATAACATTTCTTTTCATTAACTCAGCAACCCGTTCCGCTAGAAACACTGTTTGACCTTTTAATGTTGAATCAGTATTTAATGGAATACCTAAATTCATCAAATACTCACTACGTTCAGTAGCAAAATTATAATCCTTAAATTGATCTAATTGCTTTAAAGCATTTACTAATGTAGTTTTACCTACACTCATTGTACCACATAATC